ACAGTAACAGGACAAGCATCAACGACAATCCGTTGGGTAGCGCAAATCCGCACAACAGAAATGACCTATTAAGGAGTAAACATGGCTTTAAAGATTTCAGCAGTAAACCCAACAACGGGTCAAACTACAAGCGAGGCTTATGCCCGTATTACTAACTTCTTTGGTACAAAAGACCAAATCCAAGTGCAAGTGGCTATTCACGCAAGTGCAGATGCTAGAACTGGCAATATGCAGACTATCAAGGAAAACGCACACTATATTGCTGTGGAAGACCTAAAGGGTGATTTGATTCCTGCTATTTATGCGGTTTTGAAGACCTACACCGATTACGCTGGTGCTGTGGATGTCTAATGTTTGGAGCTACAGCATTTGCTCAAGCACCATTTGGAGCTGTTAATCAACAGCTTCAAATAATTTTAGTTGTATCTAATTATTTAAATTTAGGTGCTTTAAACAATTTTGTTTTAAACAACACTGCTTTAAACAGTAGCACTCCCTATGGAGTGTCGTCTACATCTACTGTGTTAAAAGCTATAGGTAAAACTTTATTGTTTTCATCTACGTCTACAACTACTTTAATTAAATCTATTTTTAAATTACTTAGTGTTGTATCTACAAGTACTGCTACTTTAGTACGTAGTGTTTTAAAACTGTTGTCTGTAACTAGTACGTCTACTACTAGCATAATTAAAGCTGTTGTTAAATACATAACAGCAACTAGTATGTCTACAGCTACTTTGTTAAAAACTTTTATTAAATCTTTGGTTGTAAGTAGTGTGTCTTGTGTAATTATTGTTCTTACTTATCTTAAAACATTAGTATTAACATCTGTAAACACTGCGTCTGTTTTAAAGACGGTAAAAGTTGTTAGGTCTATAGCGTCTAGCACTACTGCTACTATATTTAACCTTAGAGCTAAACTGCTTACAGTTGTTGTAAGTTCTACAGCTACTATGTTTAAACAAATAGCTAAGTTGTTTACAATTTTATCTAGTACAGCAACAACTATAGCAACACGTACTGCCAGGTTTGTGTTACTAGTAACAACAGTTTATACTACTGTTGTAAGCTACATTCACCAAGTCCTACCAAACGTTGTAGACACAATTTTTGTACCAACAAAAAAAGTTGCTATTAGAGTTGCTGGATTTGTTAGCATACTAGTTAGACCAAAAAAGACTAATGTAGTTGCTTCAAAACAGGATGACATATATGGCTGAAAGCTTCTCTTATAAATTTACTGCTGAAATTAAACCACTATCGTTTGACTTTAGTCAGGTGTTAGCTAGTGGAGAAACATTGTCTACAGCTACTTGTACTGTTCTTGTTATAGATGGAACAGACTCTAACCCTTCTAACATATTGTCTGGTGGGGCTACTATCATAGGAACTAAGGTATACCAACAAGTACAAAATGGTGTAGCTGGAGTTACATATAGACTTGTTGCTACTGTGACTACTAGTGCTAGTAACACTTTAGTTGCTTTAGGTGACTTACCTGTGTATAGTACAACAGAAGTACAATAATAATGTCTTACAAACCTAGATGGGACAATGGTGGTTGGAACGTCATCTGTGACGTATGTGGTCGCCAGTACAAAGATAGCGAACTACAGCTCCGTTGGGACGGGTTTATGGTTTGTAGTGGTGACTGGGAACCTAGACAACCACAAGACTTTGTGCATGGTGTAGCAGATCTTCAAGCCCCTAAATGGGCTAGACCAGAGCAAACAGATTATTTTATTTTTTTACCAAAAAGTACAACAGCTTTAAATGGGTCAGCACTTAACATTTTGGCAATAAATAAAAGTAGTAACAACTAACAAGGAATTCTTATGGTAATGAAATTTACTAATAACGCAACAACTACTCTAGCATCTAACATTACTAGTTCTGCTACTAGTCTTACAGTGTCTGCTAGTAGTGGTTCTTTGTTTCCAACATTAGGTGGTAGTGATTATTTTTACTGTACGCTTGCTAACACAAGTGGTGCTATTGAGATTGTTAAAGTAACGGCTAGGTCTACAGATACGTTTACTATTACTCGTGGACAAGATGGAACTACTGGTCAAGCTTGGAACTCTGGAGACAAAGTTGAGTTACGTTTAGTTGCTGCTAGTCTTAATGACCTCCCAAAATTAGATGAAGCTAACATGTTTACAGGTGCTAATGCTTATGGTACTCCTGCTTCTATAACATTAACTAACGGTACAGGTTTATCTTTAACAGCAGGTGTTACAGGTACTTTGCCAATAGCTAACGGTGGAACTAACTCAACAGCAACAGCAACAGCTGGTGGAGTAGGTTATGGAACAGGTTCTGCACATGCGTATACTTCTGCTGGTACTTCTGGTCAAGTATTAACTTCTGCTGGTTCAAGTGCTCCTACATGGTCAACAAGTGACACAGTAGGCTTTAAGAACCGCATCATCAATGGTGCGATGGTGATTGACCAGCGTAATGCGGGGGCTAGTGTAACAATTACAACCAATGGTGAATTTGGTGTAGATAGATGGAAAGGACAACCTTCAGTCAATAGTAAATTTAGCCTTCAGCAAAACGCTGGCTCAGTAACACCACCAATAGGTTTTAGTAATTATTTAGGTGCAACATCTTTAAGCGCTTATACAGTCGGTGCTGGTGAATCTTTTTCAATAGCCCAATATATTGAAGGATTTAATACTGCTGACCTTCAATGGGGAACTGCAAACGCAAAAACAGTCACATTGTCTTTTTGGGCATACAGTTCATTGACAGGAACATTTAGTGGTGCATTGGCAAACTCTGCTGTAAACCGCAGTTATCCATTTAGTTACACAATTTCTTCAGCAAACACATGGACACAAGTTTCTGTAACCATTGCTGGTGATACAAGCGGAACATGGATTGGGGCAACTAATGGAGTTGGTATTCGTATATGGTTTAACTTGGGTGCTGGCTCTAGTCTTAGCACTACTGGTGGCGCATGGGCGGCTGGAGATTACAGAGCGACAACTGGTTCAGTCAGCGTAGTCGGAACAAATGGCGCAACCTTCTACATCACAGGCGTACAACTAGAAAAAGGCAGTACCGCAACATCTTTTGATTATCGTCCTTATGGGACGGAGTTGGCTTTGTGTCAGAGGTACTATTACAAAAATTTTCCAAATGTCACAAGTGGTCAATTAATGCCATCTGGATGGGCGCAAAATAGTACGCAGACTGTGCAGTTTGTAACTTTCCCTACTCAAATGAGAGCCGCGCCTTCTGCATTAAATACAACTGGAACAGGGTCGGATTACTCAATAAATTATGGGGTAACTGTAACTGTTTGTAATGCTGTTCCAACCATAGGAGTATCAACTCCACTTATTGGCGCGGTAAACGCTTATGTTGCTTCTGGTTTAACTGCTGGACAAGCAACTGGCGTGTTAACTTCTGGAACTGCTGGATATTTAGCATGGAGTGCCGAATTATGATTTATAAAATGTTACCTAAATTACAACCTAGCGATGTGCAAATTCTTATCCGTATAGATGATGACAACATTAGTCGAGTAAGTTGCACAGAAAATGACCAAGCCTATTTAAAGTGGCTGGAAGAAGGCAACACGCCTGAGCCTGCTGACGCATAAGGATAATAAATGTCTTCTAACTACAGCATTAATAGAGATCAAATTATTTCTTTAGCTTTACGTAAACTAGGAGTACTTGAGATTGGGGATACCCCAGACGCTAACAGCGTTGCTAATGCTGCTATGTCTTTGAATTTGCTTATTAAACAATTCAATACTGATGGTCTAAAACTATGGAAAGTATCCGAGCTTATTGTTCCTCTTGTATCTGGTCAAACTAGCTACACCCTAGGTGGTAGTGGGTCTGCAACTATGTATGATGCTTTAGCACCTACTGTAGCTATCACAGACAAACCTCTAAAGGTTATCCAAGGGTTCTATAGAAACATAACCTCTACCCCTGTTGTAGACACACCAGTGTTACTAGTATCAAAACAAGAGTACAACGTCTTAGGATCTAAGTTCTCTACTGGTACTGCTAACACTATTTTTTATGATGCTCGTAAGTTAAATGGTATCTTGTATGTATACCTAACCCCTGACACCTATGCTCAGAACAACTTACAAATGCACTTAATAGCTCAGATGCCTATTAATGACCTTAGTTTAGCTACTGAAGTACCAGACTTTCCTAACGAGTGGATGAACTGTTTGGTGTGGAACTTAGCAGACCAGTTGTCTATGGAGTATGGTGTACCTATGAACTCTAGACAAGAGATAGCTCAAAGAGCTATGGCTTACAAGACACAGATGTCTGACTGGGATGTAGAGGCTTACAGTACATTCTTTGCTCCAGACTTTAGATCTACATCTCCTAACTCTTACGGACGATAACTATGGCTACGGAACGTATCCCGTTAACGCAGCCTATAGAGTCCCGTGATGGGACTTTTGCTAAGGACTCTTACTCTTCTAACTGTGTCTTTGAGACTAGGGATCAAAAGAGAGAGTTTGTTAAACGACCTGGGTTAGTTGTAGCTAAACAAGTTGTGTCTGTTACACCTCCTGCTTACACACCTAGCCAAGGGTTAGCTGCTTTTAATAACAGACTCATTGCTGTTATTAATAACACTGTGTATAGCGTCAATCCTAGCTCTAGCTACGCTGTAGCTAATCTTGGTAGTACGTCTAGTACAACTAACCAAAGCTACTTTGTTAAGACATTTTTAGATACCTACTTGTTCTTTCACAATGGAACTACAGGGTATCTACTTAACCAGTCATTTGGTTTTGTATCTATGACTACCTTGCCATCATCTCCGTATGTAGCTGGGTGTGTATTCTTAGACAACTATGTCTTTCTTGGTACTAGTAACAATCGTATCTACAACTGTAATCTTGGTGACCCAACTACTTGGGATGCTCTTAGCTACATTAGCTTTGAACAGACTGCTGATAACTTAGTCGGTATCTGTAAACACCTTAACTACCTTGTAGCTTTTGGTAGTGTTAGTACCCAGTTCTTCTACGATGCTGGTAACGCTACAGGCTCTCCTTTGGGAGTAGCCCAAAGTTATACCTCTGAAATTGGTTGTGCTAGTGGTGACTCTATTGTGTCTACCAGTAACACAGTGCTATGGGTTGGTACTAGCAAAACCTATGGTCGTTCTGTTTACATAATGGATGGTGTAGCAGCTATTAGGGTTTCTACTAACCATATTGACAAACACCTTGAGGCTGATGGTTTAAGTTCTGTACGTGCTTATTGCTATACCTTTGGCGGACATACTCTGTACATCCTCAGCTTGTTAAACACTAACCAAACATTAGTGTACGACATCAATGAGAAGATGTGGTACAACTGGACTCAATACTCTATACAAAGTAATGACCAACCTCATCCAGGTACATACCAAGAGTCTTACTTTAGACCTACCTTTTACACTCAACTTAACGGTACTCCGTACATCCTAGATGATGACACGGCTACTATCTATTACTTTGATACTGGCACTTACCAAGATGCTGGTCAACCTATCTACTGTAGAACAGTTACAGACATTCTTGACAACGGAACTACTAAACGTAAGTTCTATGGCAGGTTAGAAATCATTGGAGATAAGGTTGCTGGAACTATGCAAGTACGTCACAGTGGTGACGACTATCAAACTTGGTCTAGCTACAGACCTATAGACCTGTCTGCTAGTAGGTCACAAATATATCTCAGTGGAGCTGACAGACGTAGAGCTTGGGAATTTCTTTGCACTAGCAACTGTTCTTTGCGTCTAGACGGAGCTGAAGTAGACTTCCGTATAGGTGAAATGGATCAAGAACAACAAGTTGGTGGTGGTAGATACCGTAAATAAGGATTAAAATGGACTTACAGTTTTTTGGTGGTGATGAAGATAGTGGCAAAGTTTTTGTTGTTGAGACAAAAATTGATGCTGGTTATTTGATTGAATCACACAAGCACCGCCATGCTCACACATCCATATTAGTCTCAGGTACTGCTGATGTCACCGTAAATGGTGTCACAACACGTATGACAGGCTACAAGCTAGTTACTATTCCCAAAGACACTACACACAGTATTGCGGCTGTTACAGACGTAATCTGGTTATGCCTATGGGCTGATGACGAAGTATCTAATGAAGAAGCTAAAGAGGCTTTA